GCTGGATTAGTAGTTTCTAAGTACTCATCATTTGCTCCTTGTTGACCAGAATTTCCTGATATTGCCGCTGAAGGAGTCAAAGTACCAGATTCTGTTGCTGCACCTCCAACACCACCAGTTCCACCATTGTTACCATTACTAGGGTTTCCTTTCTTACCACCACCAGCAGTAAGAATTAATGTGGATCCAGCAGTTATAGTACTATCTTGACCATCATTACCAATATATGTTCCAGCTGCACCTGATCCACCACCTCCAACAAGAGTGTATATTAATTGATCAGGTGATCCAGTAACACTAGAAGTATTAATACTATATGATCCAGGTGTTGAATATTCCCATTCTTGACTAAAATCATATATTGGTGTACCACCAGTAGTTACTTCTCTTCCACCAATTTCAGATGAAGATATGAGTTTTAATAATGTTGGGTTTGGTATTGTTGTTTGGAATTCAAATGAACCAGAATTAGAAGCACCAGATGCAAGATAATACTGATCATCATATGCTACTTCTGAATCATATCCTGGTTGTGGTTGATATGAACTACCAGTTGAATTTGTTACATCAGGTATGTCTTTTATAGCACCAACATTACCATCACCACCTTTATAATCCATAAAGTCATAGGTAGCAATAGTATTATTAGTAATTGGTTGTCTTAATAATGCATGAGAGTGTTCTAATACAGTTCCTGTGGATGGATACCATCTAGTAACTCTAGAATTTTTATTTTGATAACCTTGAAGATATCTGTCACCATGACTCTCAGCTGGCCACTGTTGAACACCAGGACGACTATGATATACTGCATGACTATGTTGGAAAATAGAAGGTAACTTCTTCTTTTCCATAGTTACGGTAACTTTTTGAGAACCTATAATATTACAACCAACTGTCTCTATAACAGCATCATATCCTGTTGTTGTAATTTTACCTAGTGAAAAATAATTATCTTGTGTATCTTGATCTAAGTACCATGCACCACCTATTGCACCAACTGCCATTGAGATATTACCAATGGTAGGTGAGTTCTGACCAAATACAGGACCATTACCAACTATTTTTTTAGTTACAGTATTTGGAACTTTAAATGTTCCTAGATATTGCTCTCCCCAAAAACTCATCACGTTAGCAGTTGTGACGTTCTGAATAACACCACCAACTATTCTGACAGAGAATGTAGCACTACTTCCACCAGATACTGTGACAGTAGGAGCAGTTACATATCCTGAACCTGGATTTAAAACATCCACAGTTAAAATAGCACCACTGGCATCAACAGTTTTAACTATAGCAGTTGCTTGTATACCACCTGTAGGTGGAGCTGATATTGATACAGCAGAAGATGTTGAATATCCAGAACCACCAGTAACTACATCAATACCACTACTCGCTCTTCCTCCATAGTGAACACCAAGTATTTCATATAATGCAGGATAATCTTTAATATTATATTCACTACCATCACAATATAAGTATCCATCATGAGTATATGCTGGATCATCACCAGAATTATAAGCATTACCAGCAAAATCCTCTAATTTATGTAAATTAGTAGATTTATTAATAAATTCATGGTCATATGTATTAGCACCAGATTTTAAGTTTGGTACGACAGTACCAATTGGTGTGGTATCCTGATAACAATCAGTGTAAAATCCTTTTCTTGTATTTCTATAACTTTGTACCATGATTATATCTTAATTAAATACTCCATCACAATAAATGGTTGAGTTGCAGAATCTATTGATATAGACTGATCTACTCCAATGTCAAATGTTGTTGACAAATTTTCTGGGTCAATTGATATAGCATCAGTCTTTACTTTATATGTATGATCACCTTTATCCAGTCTAACTCTATGACTGTGAGCAGTTGGTAAAGTACCAGCTGGTATTGATATATCAGTAGTATCTGTTACATCATTTTCTACATCAGGAACACAAGTTGAACTGACTGCACTTTCATTTGATTGAAGAGGAACAACATCAGCTAATGCACTATTATTAAAATCTGTTGGCATACCAACAGCACCTGTAATATATGTTGCTGGTACTGTTAGATTAACATCAAATCCAGCAGTTCCTGTAGAATTAGTACATCCAAGTAACAACCATTGTCTAGTTCTATATTTTATAGTATTACTTTCATCAGGTGAACCAGCTAATGTACGTCTATCAACGGTGTATGCTGAATTATTTAAACAACCATATTCAAAATTAGATCCAGATCCAACACGATAAGGTCCTGTTGTATCTTCAGCAATACAACCACCATAGTATATTGTCTGAGATCCTAATCCACTACCATAAAGAGGTGAACCAGAATCACCAGTACCTGCGTTTGGATTCCATGCGTCTAATAATTTACATGGTTCTTGTCCACTACCAGGAGGATTTGTAGATTGTTGTAGTGCTCTTGTTGCATCTAACCAAGGTTGAATAGGTATCGTTGAAGCATTCTTCAATCCAGTTTGTCCTGTTGGTTTTGGATGATCATTATCTGTCTCTAACAAAGATGGTTGAGCTCTCAATCTAGACCTTGCTGAATCAGCAAAATGTAAGTGTGGATGTATCTGATTCTCTTCTACAGATTCTATTTCTGTATAATGACTGGTACCTGCATATGTCCAACTAGGTTTTCCTTTAATTTCAACTTCTTGAGATGGAACATTAATACTTCCACTATATGTAACAGTAACATTAGTACTACCAATAGCTGCTTCTGCATCTATACCAACACCAGATCTACTTTTCTCAGTTCCTGTTGTATCATCAATTTTTCTTACATTATTATAGACACCAGCATTTGCACCTGAAGTTGGTTCAGGATATTTAGAACCTAGATCAGGAACCATAAATTGATTATCATTAATATTCTCAAAATCAGTACCATCTAAATTTTTCTTCATAAAAGCAGTATTAGTACCAGTTCCTAAAATAGCAGCAAGTCTGGGATAATCAGATGCAAAATATTTTGATCCATCACATTTTAGATAACCAGCAGGTAATGCTGCCTTATTGTTTGCTTGATCAGGTGTGCCCTCGTATGGAACTGGCCAAGCAATAACTTGTCCAGTCAAATGCCCATACTTTGCTCTTTCTTGATTATAGAATACTGCCATTAGTATGCTTTGATAATGAATGTCATTGTTAACGAAGGTTGAGTAGTGTCTACTGCTATATTTAATGCATTTTCAATACTCTGTGCTGCTAGTGCAGATCCATCAGCATTTACTGCTGTGTGAGATGGAGGTCCTACCATAGTTCCTAATGTCTGACCTATTTCAAAACTACCATGATTATGTGATGAAAATGATTGTTCTAGTGGATCTTTTGCTGTTGACTGTGTGTTTAAACTAGTCGGCCAAGTACCATCTCTGAATTTTAATCCAAGAGTAGCAGTACCCCAACCAGCTGCAACTTCAACATCACCTGTACCCATATTTTGATTTAATGTTATTTCATAATTACCACCACTAGCAGCATTATTTACATCTGGTTTCCATTCTATTGACTGAATATATGTTCCTTCGGGCATCCACTTATACTTATCATTATTATCTGAACATGTAACATACATTAATGGACGAATTAAATCCCATTGTTTCCATGTATCTGGTGCATTACCATACTGTTGACTAATATCAGTACCATCAGGTAATGTAACTTTATTAGATCCTTCTGTTAATACACAATTAGGAACTATTACAGCAGAATTAGGTCTTTGCTCAGGAGAGTCTTTCATACCATCTGATCTAGTAGGAGTAGTACCACCAAGAGGAGTATATCCATAGAAATTTGCTCTATTCAAATACTCCATTGGTCTAGGAAACATACCAGTTTGTGCAGGTTGAGCATGAGTAGCTTCAGGATCTATATCAATAATAGAAGTAGTTTTTCCGTGTGGTGGTATAGTTTGTTTATATGATACTGTTTTAGGTCCTGCACCTCTATTAGTTCCTCTCCAGTTAGTTGCACCAGCTGGAACTTGACTCCAATAATTTTTACCTGCATTTGTGGTATCAGTAACAAATTCCATAAATGAACTAGTTGATGGTAATGTCCTTTCATAAGTAGCATCACCATACATTGATAAACCAACTGAACCATTTTGCCAACTATGTGGTTCAGCATCATTGAAAGAACAGTTGAAAGGACCTTCACTACCACTACAGTTATTACTAAAACTAATACTACCTGTCATCTCAACACCACCATCAGTCTTGAATACCATCGGACCTTTCTGGTTTGCTTGAACTGATTGTATTTGATCAGTATGACTATGTGATGGAGTATGGTTAACACTTAGCTTACGATTCAATGTATAAATTGACTCTAAGAAGTCAGGAGCAGTTAATACAAAATTAGTATATTTAAAATATAAATTACCACTTAAATTTAAAGTAAAATCTATA